ATCCCCAGAACCACAATCGGAGCCCAAGAACTTATCCTCGATCTCCTTAAGGAACGTGCCGAGACTGGTCGTATATACTTAATGAATATTGACCACTGTAATACTCATTCATCCTTTAAAGACAAGGTGAATATGAGTAACTTGTGTCAAGAGATTACTCTACCTACAGATCCTATTCAACATATAGATTCTATCGATGGTGAGATTGCCTTGTGTATTCTCTCTGCGATTAATGTAGGTAAGATTAATTCTAATATGGATGACTTAGAAGACCTCTGTGACCTCTCTGTGAGGGCCTTAGAGGAGTTAATAGACTATCAAGATTATCCTGTTAGAGCAGCGGAGATTGCCACATTGGGTCGTAGATCCCTTGGAGTAGGGTTCATTGGTCTTGCCCATTATCTTGCTAAACTTGGATACAAATACGACTCACAAGACGCCTGGGATGCGGTACATAAACTTACTGAATCATTCCAATACTATCTCCTTAAAGCATCTAACCAAATTGCACAGGAGAAAGGCCCATGTGTAGATTTTCAACATACTAAGTATGCTGATGGAATCCTTCCTATTGATACATACAAGAAGGACGTGGATGAAATTGTATCAAATGACCTTTCACTTGATTGGGAAGCTTTACGGGGAGACATACTCAGTCATGGGTTACGGCACAGCACATTGTCCGCACAAATGCCTTCGGAGAGCAGTTCCGTTGTGTCAAATGCAACAAACGGAATCGAACCTCCTAGAGACTACCTGTCCATTAAGAAATCAAAGAAAGGGCCTCTTAAACAAGTGGTTCCGTCTTATGGGTCATTGAAGAATAACTATACTCTCCTCTGGGATATGGAATCTAATGAGGGATATATCAATATAGTAGCAGTGATGCAAAAGTTCTTCGATCAGGCTATATCTGGTAACTGGAGTTATAATCCACAGAATTATCCAGATAATGAAGTGCCCATTTCTGTGATGGCACAAGATTTTCTAACCACATATAAGTATGGTTGGAAGACCTCTTACTATCAGAATACATATGATATGAAGAGTGATGATGAACCCCAACACTCTATAGGGTGGCATGATGAGGGTGAAGTTGGTATACAAGGTAAGAATAAATTAGAATCATTAGTAGCAGAACTATCTAAGGAGGAGGAGTGTGAGTCCTGTACAATCTGATGTGAACGGTATGACAGTATTCAATCAGAATGCTGTTGATACTAAGAAACAACCTATGTTTTTTGGGCAACCTCTAGGTGTCCAAAGGTATGATGAATACAAGTATCCTGTGTTTGATAAACTTACAACTCAGATGCTAGGATACTTCTGGAGACCAGAAGAAGTGTCTCTACAGAAGGACAGGAGTGATTATCAATCACTGAGACCAGAACAGAAACATATCTTTACATCTAATCTGAAGTATCAGATACTCTTGGATTCTGTTCAAGGTCGTGGGCCTGGAATGGCATTTTCACCATACTGTGCTCTTCCTGAGTTGGAAGCTGCCATGAATGTGTGGCAATTTATGGAGATGATACATTCAAAGTCTTATACATATATTATCAAGAATGTGTATCCCGACCCGTCAGAAGTATTTGACACCATTCTAAACGATAACAAGATTTTACAACGAGCGAACTCAGTCACGAGATCATACGACGAGTTCATAAACTATGCCCAAGACTATGGGCAAAGTAATCATTGGCGACCTGACTGGAGGGAACACGTTAATTCGGAGTGGACTCTCTATGACCTCAAACGAAAACTCTACCGAGCTGTTGCAAACGTCAACATTTTGGAAGGCATACGCTTCTATGTCTCCTTCTCGTGCTCGTTTGCTTTTGGCGAGCTTAAGCTTATGGAAGGATCAGCAAAAATTATCTCCCTCATTGCAAGAGACGAAAACCAACATCTCGTCCTCACTCAACAAATCCTCAAAAATTGGGCAAGTGGGATTGACGACCCAGACATGAAGAAAATAGCTATTGAAGAAAAGGAAAATGTAATTGGAATGTTTAAGAATGCTGTTGAAGAAGAGAAAGAATGGGCTGAATACTTATTCAAAGATGGTAGTATGATTGGGTTGAATGATAAGTTATTGCATCAGTACGTTGAATGGATTGCTAATAAAAGAATGAAGGCTATTGGATTAGATCCAATCTATGATATACCTTTGAAGAATAATCCTTTACCTTGGACACAACATTGGATTAGTTCCAAGGGTTTACAGGTAGCACCACAAGAGACTGAAGTAGAGTCTTATGTTGTTGGTGGCATTAAACAAGACATCAAGAAGAATACTTTTAGTGGGTTTAAATTATAAGTCTAAATAGGTTATAGGATAATAGTACCTGTAATCAATCATGCCTAAGCAGTTAATAAATATTGGATCAAATCCTAATGACGGCACTGGCGATACCTTGCGACAGGGTGCTGATAAAGTTAATGATAACTTTAATGAAATCTATAGTGTAATTGGTGTTGGTAATACACTTAATGCACCACAGAGTATTGGTTATGCTGATGTTGCTGGTGTTGCGACTGCTGCTCAAGGGATCACTGGATCTCCTAATATTACAGTAGGACTTTGTAGTGCTACTACTTTAACTGGCGATCTAGTTGGTGACGTAACAGGAAATTTAACAGGATATGCATCTACATCTGGTGTTTCTACAGTCTCTCAGGGACTTACGGGATCACCAGATATTTCTGTGGGAAATATTGTTGGTACTGGTGCCACCTTTACAGGCATAGTAACGGCTTCTCAACTTGACGGACAACTTAATTCTAGTAACCTAACAGGACAGTTACCTGTACTAGATGGAAGTAATCTTACAAACGTTATTGCAACTGGTAGTGGTGTTGATATCTACGATGATGGTAACATAGTTGGTACTGCTGTTACTATAAACCTTGGTACAAATATTAAAGCCACACCAGTTGTTGCTGGTATCACTACCCTTAACTCTGAACAGTTCTCTCATACTGATGTTGGTATTCATACTCTGGCAAATGTTGGCATAGGAACAACCAATCCAACTTACCAATTGTCGGTGGGTGGATCTGGAGCAAACTTTATTACTTCTACTCGTTATAATAATCAACCATTAAATTTCAATGATAATGCGTGGGTTAGTTCATCATCTACTGGAGATATAGTTACCTTCCAGATCAATACTGGATCGGATGCTGCTAGTGATTTTGGTAGTTTTGTATTCAGAACAACTGATCCAGGCTTTCCATCACTAACTCAAGATGCTTTAAGGATATACAGTGCTGGTGACAGTCCAGATAGATTGGTAAAGGTTTATAGAAGTCTTGAGGTGGGTAATAATGCTAGTGTACAGAATGTATTATACATTGGATCAAATAATTCTGGTGAATTATCTCAGTTTAATACTGACCTTAAAGTTAGAAGTTCTACAGGAAATATTAGAATAGAACCAGTAGTTAGTGGTTCAGTTATATTTCAGGATGATCAACAAAGACAGATGGCCAGGTTCTATCCAGGCGGCTCTTGTGAATTGTACCACGGGTATAATAAGAAATTTGAGACCACAGCAAATGGCGTATCGATAGCTGGAACCATTACTGCGAATACTTTCTTGGGTGATGGATCTCAGTTAACAGGTATAGATGCCTCTGCCTTGAAGTCTGGTGGTAATATAAAAGTTCAAGCGGTTGCAGGTGGTGCTAACATCACAGGAGACTTAGGTGTTAGTGGTAACGTATCTATTGCAGGTACTCTTACATATGAAGATGTCAAGAACATTGATGTTATTGGTGTTGCTACCTTTAGAGATTCTATTGAAATTAATCAGGATGGATCTACTAGTGATCCTAATGTAGTTAAAGTCACAGGAAAAAGTCATTTCTCAGGAGATGTTAATAGTTCTGGCCATTGGACACATTATGGTCAGCTGGATGTTAGTGGTCAACAAGGTATATTAATTGAAGAGGGTGGAGTAGGTAATTCCGATTTCCTTCTAAACAATGATATGGGTTCTAGTTATATTAAGACTGATAATGATAAAGGACTTAATCTTCGTTCTGATAAGGGATGTATAGCGGATGAAGATATGAATATAGATTATATAAAATGGGGTGATACGGATACTAGTGTTCAGTTATATCATAATAATAATCTTAGATTCCAGACCACTAATGGTGGCGCTGTTCTTACAGGAATACTTACGGCGACAACTTTTATAGGCTCCTTGACGGGTAATGTTACGGGTAATTGTTCTGGTTCCTCTGGGTCATGTACTGGTAACTCTGCAACGGCAACTAAAGTATATGTTAATGAGTATACTAATGACAGTACAAATAGACCTCTAGTCTTTGCGTACACAACAACGACTGCTAACTCTGCAAATAGAGATCTAGGTAAGGATCATCAACATCTCTATTGGAATGGTAGTAGTAATACACTTACTGCTCCTACATTTAGTGGAGCTCTGAATGGTAATGCATCTACTGCCTCTAATTCATCTCTACTAGAAGGTGCTCCATTAGAAACTATATCATGGGGACATGATAAGATTCATGGAACGTATACTGATTTCAATACGTTTACTAATAGTAATTTGTTTGGTGCTCACTATGTACAATCAAATACAAATGGGCCTGGACAGTCTGGAGCAACTCAATATTATCATCAGAGGTTAAGTCTAGGAAGTAACTATGATAACTATGCGTTACAACTTGCTATAGGACGTAATAGAACAGACAACTATCTCTGGTATAGATGTGAAGAGAATGGTAGTCAGGGATCATGGTATAAGATGAGAGCTGGGTATGCGGATAGTGCTGGTTCTGCTAGCAGTGCTACCACTGCTTCCTCATGTTCTGGTAACTCGGCGACTGCGACTTTAGCTACCAATGCTAATAATTCATATGCATGTTCTGGTAATGCAGCGACTGCTACCTCTGCCACTACTGCTACCTCTGCTTCTACTGCAGCTGCATGTACTGGTAACTCTGCAACTGCTACGAGTGCGTCTGCATGTACTGGTGGTTCTGCGTTGATATACTGTGAGGAATCAAACGATAGTAATGCTCAATATAATATTCCATTTTGTTTTGGTGCTGGTAATGTTAACAAACTTTTGATAGTTGATGACGGAGGGATAACATTTAACCCTGCATACAATCAGTTATATGTTCAGTGGGCAGCCGTGACAGGTATCAATGGTATCTATTTTGGATCTGGTGTTAATAATAACATTTCTTTAGGACAATATGCTCTTAATAATGGTGCTAATTGTCCTGTATATCACAATATTGCTTTGGGTTATTATTCATTGACATCATTGAGTTCTGCTACATATTCTCCTACAGGGCATGTTTCTATTGGTTATTATGCCATGGAGAAGTATACTTCAAAACAATTTGGTAATAACCAACATCCATGTACTGCTGTTGGCCAACGTGCTTTACAATACAATACATCTGAAGGAAGTAACGTTGCATTTGGTTCTGGAGCAGGAAGATATCTTAATGCAGGTGTAGCGGGTAACTATACTGGTGGTATTTACAATGTCTTCGTTGGATGTGAAGCAGGTCAGGGATACTCTAGTGATACTTGGAATGTTACTAATACCTTTAGGGGTGCGAATAACGTTTGTGTTGGACATTCCGCAGGTGGTATGTTGAGAGGTTATCAATCTGATGGCAACACTGCTATAGGTGCTTATGCTGGTAACTCGTCTTACACTGGAAACAATAACACATCTCTTGGACAAGGAGCAAATCCTTCTAGTACTTCTTCTAACAACGAAGTTACTTTAGGTAATGGTAGTATATCAACATTACGTTGTAATGATACTTCAATTAGTTCTCTATCTGATGCAAGAGATAAGACAGATGTAGAGGATCTGCCTGCTGGATTGAATTTTATAACTTCTTTACGACCTGTTAAGTTTAAGTGGGATACTCGCAAGGAGGAACAACTTGTATTGAATAAGGATACAGGAAAAGGTGAATTGCAAATGGTTGGGAATGGTAAAGATGGAAAGATAAGAGCGGGATTCCTTGCACAAGATCTTCAAACTGCAATGACTTCATCTTCTTCAGAATATTTGGATTTAGTCTATGACGGTAATCCAGATAAGTTAGAGGCCAAATATGGAAACTTAATCCCTGCATTGGTTCAGTCTATTAAAGATCTTAAAGAAGCTAACGACACTCTTACTGCAAGAATCACAGCTCTAGGTGGTTAATATATAAATACGGCTGCCTTTGATTAGAATTATGGCAGAAGAAATTAAAAAAGACGCACCCAAGGAAGACAAACCCAAGTCAGCACTTGGTAAGGCTATGAATGCCATAGTTCCAGATGAGGAGGAACGTGCTGCAATCATTAGTACATTTGTACGCCTCGGCGTGTTGGTTTGGAGTGGCGGAATTTTGACTTTAAATTACGTAGCCATACCTGGCATTCCCCAACAGAAAATTGATCCGACATTTATAGCATCAGTTTTTACAGGCGTTTTGGCGAGCTTTGGCATTCAAACCGCATCTAAGAAGGGTGATGGTACTATGAAGATGAACGGCAACGGCAATGGTGGTAACGGTGGTAATGGTAATGGTGGAACAGTTCAGACAATTAGAATTGAACAGAGACCATTAAAAATTATTGCTGCTGACATCCCACCCAAACTAGATCCTAAGAAGGATCAAAACCCTACGGTATAAAATTATGAAAATTAAATTCAACGATATTGCTAATGCAATCAGTATAGTATCAGGAGTATCACTCGCTGGTATTATTGGTGTAGGATCCTACATCTATCTAAACAAGGATGCAATTGTAGAGGATATAAAAGACGCAGCAATTGAGTCTGTTGTTGGTGGCATGGGTGCTGCTGGTAGTCTTGGAGCACCTGATCTTCTACCTTCACCTTCACCAGATCAAGCTGCTGCACCTGCTGCTCCTACTGGACTTGGACTCCCTCAATAAAGTCTGTCCTGTATGTGATGCAAGATGGTTTGGTGGGCAACTCTACTGGTCTAACGGTAAAGAGGGTTGTCCACATGATCTTGCAGGCTTAGTTTGTAATGATATAAATTCTGATAGATGTATTAACCCATGTAAAGGATCCACTAGTGGCCAAACATGGGAACAACGTCGATCTTACCTTTCGTAATATTGCTGATACGAGGAGACACTGGAACTAATGGACGTAAGAGATACTGTCACTGGCATTACAGCAGCCGCAGTAGTAGGGACTGGTACAATCGTAGGTGGAGGACAAGTCCTCGACAATATGAATGACGGCCCTCAAAAAAGAAGAGAAGCAGAACTCACTGAACTACAAGAAATAGTTAGAGAGGAGGTTCGTGCTGCATTTAAAGAAGCATGGCCAAAAAGTTCAGGAGGAGTACAAGGTCTTGGGCCTAATCCCAACGGCAACTACCGAGAAATCGTTAAGTAATGGGTAGTATACCTGATATAAGAATAAACGGCCAGTCCATTCAGACCATTGAAAACATTGGAGTGAATGGTACTGGTATTAATTTTATTGGAACGAAAAGAATATATGATCCCAACATTAAAGTTATCGATGTCAACAATAATCAAATAAATCAGATCGCAGATACTCGTATCTGGGTACAGAATCCTTCAGCAGCAGTACCACAGGCTCCTCCTGCCACAATATATGCAGGTACTCCTATTGTAGATATGCCTGGGTGTGTTGCAATACATAAAGAGAACACAAAAGATAATAAGAATAAACAGTTAGTAAATGACGATCCTAAAGGTAATACAGTATTGTGTGATGCTGGTATGCCTTACTTTGAGCCGCCAAATTATGATGCAAGAGAACTAACTTGGCAAACAATTTATCAGGAAGCACCAGAACAGGAAGGTGGTATTGATGCAGGGGATACTGGTGATGTTACACCACCTGAGACACCAGACCCACCTCCTACAGAGGAACCAGAAGGTGATCCAGAATGCCCAGGCCCATTGTCTCCAAGGATAGGATCAGTTGGCCCTAATGAAAAAGAAAAAGTTGTCGGTCACGAGTTACAACCCGATCCCAACAACTTTAATAAGAAGATATGTGTAGCGCTCTATGAGGACATAGGAGTAGTGGAACAGTATTTGCCTAGTCCACAGGTTGCGACGACGACTGCTGTGATTGCGTCTGTGGCTGCAAGCTCTGCCCTACTTGCAAAACCCCTAGCTGATCTGCTTTTGAGGGTTGTGAAACCTGCTGTGAAGCAGGTGATGACCAAGGTAAACGCCATCCTTGGAAAAAGCCCTTACCGTCTGACTGAGGAAGAGAAGAAGACGAATGAGTATCGTTTGAAGAAAGGTCTACTTCCGATCCCGTTTGCGAAGAATCATGCGAAGAGGGAGAAAGCTCGGAAGAAGGCTGAGAAAGAGAAGTTGAAGTCTCAGAAGAAGAATCCTCAAAGTTAGGTTGAGGTAGGTCGTGTTGGTGTGGTACTATTTGACCGCCAGGATTTGTTACTATAACGTCAGCACATATAGATGCATATGGTGAAGCAGGGTGGAAAAATACCCCAGCCTTTTTGAGTTCGCCACAGTTTTTAAGTCTTGCAAGTTCAAAATCTAATCGCTTATTAGCAATCAATTGATTTTGCATATTAACTTGTGCTTGTGCTGCTTCCGCACACCTACGTTGCATACCCCTGTTGAGTGGTATTGAAAGCGTAGCAGAGAGTCCTAAGTTGAAACTCTGGTTCGCCCTCATGTCAGTTCTTACAGGTTTATACCATGTAGGTGCAAGGTTACCATCTTGTACGGCATCAGGTACGCCATCGCCTACCTGTACATCTTGCATGATTGTTATATCATCTCCATCTTCAAACCATCTTACAGTATTACCACTGGCATTTACATAGGTTCTATCATCATACCAGTCTTCCCAAGGGTAGTTCTTAACAGTGACTTGTTGTTGTATTGTTCTACCTGAGTTATCACTTAAGTTATATTGTGGTTCGTTATAAAAATCTTCCCAAGGATCCTTTCTTGAATCCGCAAACTGAACATACGGTGTCATGTTAAGAGTAGTACCTTGGCATGATACACCACCACCATAGGTGTTAGTTACGTATGGGCCCTGAAGAACCTGTATAGCTTGATTGGTTACCGAGCCAGAGGAGTTCGCTATTGGATTAGCAGTAGCTGATACTCCACCTACACCTTCTGCTAATACTGCCGCAGGTTGTGCTAACGATAGTACTAATGTACTTATTGCGTAAACGTACTTGTTGTGTCTGTGACGCTTTCTATGGTGGTGACTCTTTGAATTATTGTCTGGTTGGTCATGCCTGGCCCTTGATAGCTCTGGGTAAATTGAAACCCTGCGGCTGGATCCGCTATTGTAAAGTTGTTGGGCTGTGAGAAGTCTAAGGAGTCGAATGAACTTGTTACGGTTCCTGTTATTGTATTTCCGTTCGTTCCCGCTGCGGAGGTTCCGCCTGGGGTTACTGTCACTGTTGATGTAGTCACTGGAGGATTCAATGCTTGACCATTGTTCTCTATCCCCACCCCTGTTACTGAGTATTCCCATCCTGTACGATAATCAATAGAATTTATGGTTTCCGTGACTGTAGATTCAGTCTCGGTGTGACTCGTCATCGAGCCCTGCTGAAAATTGGGCACCACTGGCACTGCTCTTGCAGCACCAGCACTACTTAGTAGTAATATAATAGTTATAAGTCTTTTCATGACTCACTATCTAACTGTCAACTCAGATACAAATTGTGTTGTAACAGTTGAACCAGGCCCACCAATAGCAGTTGTTGTGGCACCATTACCATCAACAGCAAAGTTGTGAGCACTAGTAACCTGAGCCATACCACTACCACCAGAACCAGCAGTCGTAGCATACTGATTGGAGTATCCAGCAGTTACCGAACCTGTAGTAGGTGCAGTAGTTACGATAGCGTCGCCTGAAGTGAAACTAGTTGTGTAGCTAAAGGCATTTCCAGCAACAGTTTGGGTTGCATCTGGTATAACAACTGTAGCAGCAGCGGTTGCACTTGCAGGAGCAACTAGACCACCAAGACTTGCACCAGCAGATCCACCAGAGGGTGTTACCGTTGTAGTTACATTATTTCCTGATACACTAAATGTTGTACCCACTCTACTTACAGATGTACTAGCTGCATCCACTTGTAAGGCAGCACTAGTTGTCATTTTATGATATATGTCTGCCCTCGCTACACTTGCGGAGCTCATCAAAACCATTCCAAAAAGCAAGAGTGCTTTTTTCATGCGATCTTACAATAGTTCAGCCGTATTTATAAAAAGTAATGTTATATTTACTTAGGTAACTATATCTAGTGTCTAAAGATAATATTAAGGTTGCCAGAAACGTATCTGATATGTGTTTAAATTGATTGTGCAACTTGCTACTTCTTGTCCATTACCATTAGCATGACCAGCAGCAGTTATAATTGTACCTTCTGATTCTTTATAGTCTGTATATGATACTGCATATCCTGTATTAACAAATCCCCAGCCTGGTACGTTAGGTGTATCTGATTCTAATGTCATAGTACCACCTTTATATCCAGATCCTTTTATTTTTACTGGATCTGTTCCTACTTCTGCGTACCATGTTGCACTAAATTTTAATTCAATCTCATTGTTTGGAAGACCTAATTGTTTTAATGCAGCAACGTCAATGTATATACCTTCATAACCTGCTGTGTCTGTAGTATTATCTCCACCCCACTGCATATAGGTTATGGATCCACTACCGTTTGTGATTTTATCTAATTTTTCTGTACCTACTGTTTGATTTGCCAGAGATGTAGGTTTAATAAACTCTCCTCTTATATCTAAGTCTTTACCATCAGTCCACCACCAATAGAACTGTAAGTAATTACAGTCAAATATGGCAGGGTCGAACTGAGCTCCCCTAGATTTTCCAATACCAAATGCTAACGGTGACATATCAACTTACAATCGTGAGTGTTCCTACCATACCAGAGTGCATTGTACACTGGTATACAAGAGATGCTGGTGCATCATGGGGGACATTGAATATTTGTACACCTTGCTGAGAACCACTTAGATATGTTGAACCATATCCTGTACCACCATTTGAATATCTAATTGCAAATGGGTGGGCACCCCCTGTTGTATTATCAAAGACGTATGTTTGTCCTCTTTGTAGATATATCTGTGGGTTATCTGCGTTATTTCTCATCCCAGGCCCTGCAAATCTATAGGAAGATGAACCATTAGCAGTTACTTTATACTTAATTGCAACTGTTTGGTCAGTACCATCACCAAGAGTTCTGTTGGTTGTTACTACACCACCCTCGAAGGTACATGTCTTACCAGTACCAACTGTTATTTTTAAATTGCCAGGACTTTCTAATGTTGGATCCCCAGTGGCTCCAACCATATTAATATCCTTTACACCAAATGATTTTTCTGCCATTAGCCTAGGGTTTTTTTAGTATTTATTAGGTAAATTTAACTGTGAATCCACTCATCTTGAGACCTTTCGCATTAGATAACTTAAGTTGAGGTCTTTGTGGTTCATCGGGAGAACCAGTAGGAGCATCCCATATAACAACGGCATCTCCACCTTGAAGACTATATACGTCTTCCCATGCAAGGTTATCAGCACCAACAACGGCACCATTATCATAGAACCTAGCTGGATCTTGAACACCGCATTGGTTCTTCAACCAATTTTTTATGTCTCTCCAAGTCCACCCTCTATTATATTGTAACTTAGTAGTAATCCATCCAGCACATGTAGGACATGCAGAACTGGTTCCACCAAAGTCTTTATCGTATGGAACAAGACCCAATCCAGCATAGGTTTCTGGATGAGGATATGTTTGTGTAGTGTCTTCTCCATCAGCTGTGAGTGTGTCATCAGCAGCACCATAACAATCTACTCCACTACCTTTATCACTGTAAGAGACTATTTTTTCTTTTAATTCTGTGACATTGCCTCCAGTTCCACCTGTTATATACTGATCATCCAATGCACCAATATTAATTGCTGCATACTCTGTACCTGCTGTAGATATACCAACTGTAGTTTTTCCTAATGATTGTGGCCACCCTCTTCTATTGAAGGTGTTATACATTGTAAGTCCAAATTCTAAATGAGTTGCAGATGTCAATGCAGTATTGTCTGCATCTGCCCAGTAGTTATTAAACTCTGGACTATCAGGAGCACATTGAGTTTGGTTACTATTACCAGCAGCACATACAAATATGACGCCTGCATCTGACATTTCTTTACCACTTTCATTGGTAGAGTTATCTACCATCTCTCCTTTACATCTTCCACTGTCACCATATCCCCCAAGGACTCTAAAGAAACGAGCTCCATTATAGAATCCTGAAGTATATGCAACACCAGCTATACTACCATCAAGTGCAGCAGGCCTATACCAATAGTGAGTTCCATTTGTGAAACTACTAGACCTATATCCCCAACTGTTACTAGACAGTGTGGGGTTTTTATCTGAATTTTGTCTACCTCTTTGACCTTCTGAACGCCAGTCATAGTTTGGTTTATAGAGATGGAATATTTTTATGATATCGAATTGTCCGTTGTCATTGATACCACAATTAGA